ATTACCAACATCAAGATAGAACGGTTGCAAGACATATCCGATGAAGATTGCTTTAAGGAAGGAATTTTTAAATGGGATGCTGGACAAAAGGATATTCCTTTTTATTCATTCCATTACGCAGATATACCCGACTACAATGATTCTCGTGACGCATTCGCAGAACTGATAGATAAAGTCTCCGGCAAAGGTACATGGAAATCCAATCCTTATGTATTTGTTTACGAATTTGAACTGATTGATTAAAAACGAGAAAAGATATTGATTATGAAGCGTGACATAAAATTCAGAGGAAAAAGTACTGATACGGGGAAATGGATATATGGATTTCTCTCTTTTTTCTATACTGCCGGAAGGGACGAAAACGGACTTATCTTCACAGACAAGGCGAAGATATATTCTCCGGAAGACTGCCGGTGTGATGACGTATGGGCTGAAACTGTTGGGCAGTTCACAGGCTTATACGATAAGGATGAAAAGGAAATCTATGAAGGCGACATACTTATGTGTGAGCAACATATAGCTCTTGTATTGTGGAACAAAGAACTTGCTACATTCGCGTTACAATTCGATTTTGAAAAAAAAGTCGGCATGAGACCTTTAGGCGAATGGCATGCTATGACAGTCGTTAGTAATATTCACGACAACCCGAATTTGTTGAAAGAAAATAGCCATAAGTAAACTATACAAAGCAACCCTCTTCGGTAAATCATTCATTATAGGATGGTTCAGCCATGCGGACAAGTGGTATCATAAATTTAGTATAATATATTGAACCAATGAGAAAAGCAGACAGAATAATCAGAGACAGACATTCCCGCATCCCGGACAAATACAAGAAGATTGACACTGCGGTCAACGGGGATGCGGAAAGCCTTGCCGAACAACACAAGGAAGTGGAAAGAAGGCTATTCCCTCTACGCCTTAACAAGACCACCGTTATTTATGTCACAAAAGACAAACAAAATGAAGCATATGCAGCGAAAGCACGTAAACGGATGGGGATAACAGAGCCAAAGAAACCTTTTGTCGACCCGCTTTCGGAAGAAAACATTACCAAGCTATACAAGGAAGAAAACATGCCGCCCCGCAGAATGGCTGAAATGTTGGATGTAAGTGTAAGGACGATATATCTAAGATTGGCTAAGTATGGACTTACAAAAGTTAAATGCAGATAACATGAAAGAGAATAATATTTTAAACAAAGAGATTTATGCAGAGGCTATGATAGCAGCCTCTAAGGTTGATTTCCTTGAAAGCAAGGATGAGATTAAGATGTATGCTACTTCGCTGTATAACGCGATGATATGGGGTAGAAAAGTAAAATATTAAGTTTTTTATTTGGTGTTATAGAAATTAGAGGTATATTTGCAGCGTTCAACTTTTATCCAAAGGCAAGCGGAAGCCTGCCATAAGTGGGCATTTTTTATGCTTGCGAGTTTGACGCTACAATATAGTGGCTGCCACCCCCATAGGTATAGTTAATGCTATATCTGCCTTTGGATAGGTTGAACAATGGGACAGGGCAGCCTTTTTCTTTGCCCTATCCGAAAAGCCGGATATGGGCAGGCTACCAGCCCTATAATGCCAATAAAGTTCAATAAATCTATGGCACAGTTAAATGGAAATTACTTAAACGGCACAAACATTGCTGTATTGGGTACGTCTGCTCACGAAACGAGCGAAATTATGGTTTACGAACACCCTCTATTCGGTAAAGTTCGCATGTTTATAAAAAATGAAAAGGCTTGGTTTTGCGGAATGGATATTGCAACCTCTTTGCAGTATTCAAATACGCGTGACGCTATCGCAAGACACTGTAAATCACAGGGCGTCGTGATTCACGACGTCATAGATTCAATGGGAAGAACACAGCAAATGAAGTTTATCAGCGAAGGTAACATCTACCGTCTTACCGCCAAAAGTCAAATGCCGAAAGCTGATGAGTTTGAGAGTTGGATATTTGATGATGTTGTCCCGTCAGTGATTAATACCGGGAGCTATTCTCTCCAACCCCAACTTCCGAATTTCAATAATCCGGCAGAGTCCGCACGTGCATGGGCAGACCAATACGAGAAGAACCAAATGCTTTCTTTGGAAGTAAAGAAGAAAGAAGAGGAGAAACAGGCTATCATAGAGGAAACAAAACCAGCTGTTGTATTTGCGGAATGCGTAAAAAGTGCGCCTACTAATATTCTTGTACGAGACCTCGCAAAACTAATTACCCAAAACGGATATAAAATCGGAGAAATAAGGCTTTACGATTGGATGGTAGAGAACAAATACCTTATCTGTAAAAAGAGATGGAGTAAATCGCAACAAAAGGATGTTAACGATTATATGCCTACTCAAAGGGCGTCAGAAATGGGATTATTCTTTGTGTCTGAACGCACTATAACAAATTGCGGCAATCCTACATTTATTAAACATACGTGCTATGTTACAGGGAAGGGACAAGTGTATTTCTTGAATAAGTTTAAAACATTAATAGGAGCATGATTATGGAAATAAAAATGAATAGAACACTAACACTTGAAGAGTTAGCGGAAGAGATGGGACTCCCGGTAGAAAAAATTAAAAGAAAGGCATTTGAAGAAGAAATTATAGATGAATTTGGGAATCCTACAAAAATGGCGATTGAAAAAGGGTTATGTATAGACCCTTCCTCTATTGAAGATTCCGAACCCGTATATGAATACGTTAAAACCGTTGATATGAGTATTGAAGAACAAGAAGAATGGGAAAAAGAGGAAAAGGGATGTACATTATACGGTGTCAATGAGGGGGTAATTGAATTTTCAAAGTCGTATTCCTATCCAGTTGATAAAAACATGGATAGAATACCCGGTGCAGAAACTCCCGATTTGTTCATAGCAGTTAAAGATGATTTTAGCGATAGCGAAGTGTGCATAATACTCTCAAGTAAAAATAATATTCGTAAGCTACGTGACTATCTGAACAACTATCTTGAAGACAACTTGTAACAACCTAAATTTCATTACCAAGCCTTGTCCGTATCTATTGCGGACAGGCTTTTATCAAAAGACTAAACAAATATTCATCATGGAAAGAAATACAATACCCGCTAAGAAGCAATACGACCTTAGCGCAATAGACGAATTATTCAAAGACTACATATCTCCCGAAGAATTACGGGAAGAGCTTATTGAACTGGCTTTTGATTATGTGCAATACGTAGATGACGGGAATACAGATTTTGTCAAATCGAACATGAGCACCATATATGTATTGTGCTGTGCCCTACAAAAAGTAAAAGAATTAGAGACACCAAGCTAATACCCTCACCAAAACAGCAAGCGGTATAACCCAATGGAGAACCCGTTCAAAGCGTTCTAAACGTTCCATTGGATAACCTGGAAAAGGCGGCAATAGTCCATGTAAAGGACATTGTCCGCCAATTCAAGCAGTTCATCTATGTAATCCCTTTTTCGCATCACGTTCAAGTTTTCTACGTTGTTGGCGGTTTATACCATTTGCTATGGCAAGGCTGTTCAGCGTCTCTTTCTGTTCGGGAGAAAGCATGTTATATACTTCTTCCCGTGATTTGCCTGATAAAATGGCTTGTACTATTTTCCACATAAGCTACGTCTACAATGTTCACACAAAAATTTCTTCGCCACCGGGAACATCTTCTGTCCCACATATCCGCTAAGGTACTGCGCCTCTTCCCCGTATGGGTCGATGCCGAACGCCCGTGAGATATGCCGGCATAGATGCCCCTTTTCATGGTCGAAAGAGTTCTGAAACTCTGCCGGGGAAGAAGTAAGGGCTATAACCATTACGGTCTGTCTGTTTCGGATATTGGAGTAAGTGATACCCGTATTCAGATTGCAGGAGCGCATGTTCTTATAGGCATTCATCAAATCCATCCCCCTGCATCCTACCCGCTGAAGGTCGGCGATGATACGGTCGATATAATAGCAGTCCACCGCATAATATACACGCACTTCCCAATCATAATCCGGTATGTAAAATTCCTGTATTATCATAGGCTACATCATCTGTTCCCACATGATAGGATTGCCGGAGCCTATGCAGTCGGCATAGAACCGCGTGAAAGGCATTCCATTGTAAGCGTCCACATCATCTATGTAATCCTTAATGAACAATGCGAGATGGGCTTCGTCAGTGATAGAACTTTTGTAGTAATCCGACTTCGCCATGTTTGCCACGTAAACGCTGTCGTACCCTGCATCCTTCTCCAGGTTTATACTGTACTTTTTAAGAAGTTCCTCTACCTGCTCTTTGCTGATTGGTTCAAGTTTTTCCTCCTTGCCCGTAGATTTGTTTTCCATCTTCATGCGGGAAACAGCCCATAGGCACATCTTCTTGCTGAAATGCCATCCGTACTGGCTGAGATAGTCAGCCATTGCAGGCGGTATTCTGTCGTATGTATCTAATCTTTGTTTCATATTTTCCTGATTTTAAGTGATTGGCAAAAGAGGGGAATAATCCCCTCTCCATTACATGAACTCTCCGTTGGCGCGTCTGCGTCTGCGTTCGCCCATATCATCACCGTAAGGCTGTGAACCGCGGCGTTCGCTGTAAACCGGATATTCCGGGAAGTAACCCGGCATACGGCGTTCGCCCATATCTGAGCCGCCGCTATAGCTTCCACCGCGTGAACCACCGCTGTTACGATAGCCCATTTCACCGCCCTGCATCTCACGCATGGCTCTCTCGTAACCATGACGGCAACCCTCTCTATAGGCTTCTTCCATAGGATTACCGCCTCTCATACCGAAGTCACGGTCATATTCTCCGCGTCCTTCTTCCAATATTTCCCACATTCCCATATTATTTCTTTGTTTTAGATGTTTCAGCAACTCCGAGCTGTTCCATAAGCCGTTTGTTCAATTCCATAAGGTCGGACATGTTCTTGCTCATTTCCGCCATTTGCCCTTTCAGAGATGATATTTCCTGCTCCTGACGTTGTTTCTCTGCAAATTCGGGGTTCAAGAGCGTCAGCATCTTGTCACATCCCGCAATGACGGAATTGTGGAAGTCCATGCTATTGATAATGTCTATGCTTTTCTGCTTCATAGAAGCGACCTCGTTGTTCATCGCATCACGAGAGCATGACACTACGATATTGCCGTTCTGTCCGAAGTCGGCTATATCCATGCCGGCAGGTAGATTTTGGAAAGTCGTGTTCTGCCCGTTGATACAGACAACGACATCCACAACCATTTCCATTTGGGGTAACTGTCCCATAGGGGATGCCATAGGATATTTCGGCTTGGGAGCGGAAACGCTGACTACCGGACCGTATTCGATAAACGGGTTAGCATCCTTATGAAGTATATACAACTGGTTATTGGTACGAAGTGATTGAAACATATTGGTTTGATTTTAAAGGGGTGTGGCTATTTCCATTTTGGAAACAACCACAAAGCCCCATGTTAACTACTTGCTCTTTTGAGCGGTTGCTTCTGCTGTCGGAGTCGGTGCCGATGCGGTTGTCGGACGATACCCACCGTTAACAAGGAACAGTTCGTTGGTGTACTTGTTATAGTGGATTTCGTAGATACCCGTTCCGGCAAGGTTGCCGACAGTCACCGGCTCATTGTTGTAAGCCAGCAACGGTCTTGTATCCCCATTAGTCCCTATCAGTATCGGGAGTGTAGCAGTCGTACCGGCAGGTATCGCCTGGCGGAGACTGATATAGAAACCGCCTACATAGCTTCTGTTACGGAACGCATGGTTAGGAAGTTCCAAAGTCACGTTCTCCGTGCCGACTGTTACGGCTACCGTAGGAAGGGTATTGAAATTAGCCCTTCCAATAGTAGGGAACAAGAAAGGAAATCCTGTAAAAAAGTTAGGCCACATAATTACCCCCTTTCTTACCGGAATTAACCCCAGTAGTTGTTACAACCACAACCGCCACGTCCATACATTGCATCACCGGCGTAAGCACCGAAAGCCGCAGCACGGAAACAATCTGTGTTGATGGCTTGAATATTAGGGTAAACAACCGGAACAGTGTTAGGCATCTTGCATTTTATTCCATCGACATCGGACTGCAATGCCTGCAAGCCTGCTGCCAAAGGAGCAATCTGTTGTCCTACTGAATTCAGGATAGTAGCATTCTGGTTACGTTGGGAGATTTCAGCAGTCAAAGTGGCTTTTTCTGCTGTAAGAGCCGCAATCTTGTCCTGCAATGCCTGGTTCTGTATGGCGTCCAGCTTTGCAAGGATAGCATTGGTATTGGCGGTCGCACCGTCACGCAATGAAAGGGCATTCTGATTGGCTGTGTTGACAAGCGCGTTGGTCTGATTGCACATTGCAAGCTGGTTCTCATAGCCCATTGTGGTAATGGCGTTCTGAGTCTTGCAGCAGCAATCTGCAATCTGAGTAAGAACAGCCTGATTTCCGGACTGGAATGCGTTGATGATTTGCTGGCTTGACATGCCCACCTGATTTCCTACATTGGCGATAAGTCCCTGGATGTTGCACAGGGCGCTCTGTAACTGTTGGGTAGAGCAGTTCAAAGAAGAAGCAAGCTGGTTGATGGCATTGCCATTGCCCTGAATGGCTGACATCAGGTATTCACGACCGACATCACCGTTAAGCTCGGCAGGCAGACCGCCACCATTGCCAAAGCGGTTGCCAAAGCCGTTGCCGCCCCAACAGAACCACAAAAGGATAATCCAGATGAACCACCACGAGCCGCCCCATTGGTCTTGGCTGCCACGTCCCTGGTTCAGTAAAGCGAGAAGTCCGGGGTCTACACCCTTGCTTCCCATCAAGTTGGGCAACATAGCCATGATGTCAAATTTGCTTCCGCCACCATTTCCGTTGTTCCCGTCTTGGTTGAAGACATACGTTCTTTCCATAGAGATTTATATTTTGTATTACGGTCAAAATCAACCGCATCACAAAAGTATAAATACCGATACTGCCATGAAATCAGTTGTTTCCCAACGCTTTCCTAATGTTTTCCCAATATATTCTCAACATTTTCCCGCCTTCCATACGTTCCTGGAAATTGGAAATCATGTAGTTTATCGCGCGTTTGGTTTTGTGGATTTTAGGAGCTATCTGCGAAGGATACATTCCCCTTTCGACAAGCAACTGTACAAGCAAATAGCGGGCGTCTACGGTTTCCGTATCCTTATCCGAAGATAGTATTCGGCTGGCGGTAATTTCGGTCTCCTGCGCCACGAGATTGATTGTTTCGGCAAAGATTTCTGACTTACACATAGTTTTTCTGAATTTTATATTTATCTTTGCCCTGCCACATAAAATATTTGATTATATACGAACAAAGCATAAGATACCGTGTTGAAGATATTAAAGCCTCCAACGGAAAGGGTCTTATGCTTTATCATGTTTTTATGTGGCAATATCAACGTGATTTCGTTGGGGGCTTTCTTTATACTCTAAGCCCCGAAAGAGTGTCAGCTACAAGCCAACTTCTACATCGTTAATTTCTTTCTTACCATACAAATAGATTATAACTTATTCCTGCGCCTACGTACATGCCGCCCGGATACCCATACCCAGCCTGCAACCCCAATCCCCAACGCTTTTTCTTCGACTTAACGGGGACCGGATGATAGACGTCATTCGTCACCGTCTGATAAACCGTTCTCGGATACACAGTCATACTATCCAGCCGAGGGTCTACATATCCACTCACCACCGCACGATACAGGCTATCTTCATACACAACCCGTTTGCGATGAAGCAAGGTATCACCTATACGTACTGTGTCATTCGGCAATATCTGCCAAAAGACAGCTATCGGTGCGGAGATAATAACCGTATCAAGTTTGACAACCGTCTGTATCTTTGTTTCGGTACGGATTTCTGCCGGCAAAGGCTCGTGCGGACGGAACCAAACCGCCACACAAGCGATTGCCAGCAATACAACTAATAGCCAGGGTAGTTTTTTCATAACCTCAACAAATAATGATTTACAACCATACCCGCACATATTGCGACAGCTCCACACAGCAAGTCTATTTTGTTCCACTTGCCGTTATAGTAGTGGCAACGGTCGCTGTTCTCCTTGATAAAGAGCATCAGCAGTGCAGTACTGCCACCGAATACTATGGCGGTGGATAGATAGACCACCGCACCTAAGATGTTATTTTTCATATTTTGAGTTAGCATTATGCAAATTTAGTTAATGAAATATATCTTCTACCCGTGGTTCCTGCAGACCAATTGGAGCAAATCTTATAAGTGTATTGATTATAACATTGGCTATTTTCTGCCCTCCGATATTATTAGGATGAACTTGGTCGCCCAAATCTTTGGTTATTGTTAAAGTTGATATTCCACTTAACCCATTTACATCTATGACAGGAATGCCATATATTGCTGCAATATCTTTTATGACTTTACAGTAATCTAATATAGTTAGATTCTTATTATTTTTATATGGATAATCCGCATCTTCATACTTATTATAAAAGTTATGAGGCGTACATACAAAAATTTTAGCGTTGGGGATTCTTTTGATGATTTTTCTTATCATTAAGGCATAAGCGTAGTAAAAATGTGTCTCATCTCCATCATCTATACTCCCTAGTTCAACACTACCTGAAATATCATTTGCTGACGCATAAATAATCAATATATCAGTATCAAGCGGTATAGTAGATACCCGCTCATCTCCACACATATAATCCTTTATTGATATTGTCCCCTCTGAAGGATTTCTTGCATGATAATATCCAGATTCATCAACAAGCTTGTTTTTATATCCAACTGATGTAACCTTAGACCCACCAATACCTCTGTTATAATGGTCAGCCATATTAAAATATTTCCATACATACTTCTGCCATGAAGCCAGTTCTACAATTGAGTCGCCAAACGATGTCATTTTCTTTCCGGAGAAAGCCATACGAAGTATCTCATCATGATTCATAGTTGAATCCATATCAATAGAATTGGGATTACAAGGGAAATAATGCAATGAAACAAAAGCATGAGTATTCTTGTTAAAGTTAAAGACAGCGTATCTATAGGCTGGGCTTTGGTTTATTTTAAGTTCCCGAAATGAATCTGTCTGATCGCCGGTATATCCAATATATGAACCATCTGATGTAAACAATGCTACAGAATAAGCATTTGTAAAAACAGTTTTTGCATCTTTTATATCTATAAGTTGAGTCGTATTATATTCCTCATTGACAGATAGAGAACCATTGGTTGTATTGTATCCTTTGATTAGAATTGATTCTGTTATTAAGTTTTTGCTATAATCCAAAATAGGAACTTCTGCAACTCCAAATTCTGTAAAAATAAAATTCTCTTTACCCGAAAAATATTTACCAGGAACTTCGGTTGTATATAATAACCTACAGTAATTAGACTCTTTTTCCTTGGGAATTTTACTTATATTTCTACCCGTGGCAGCATTGGCTCTCTTCCAATTTAGATAAGTAAGGCCATTTTCTGTTTTCTTGTAAAAATAGATTCCATAACAATTTGTATACAGATAATCCATGTCACCTATATCAAAGCCGTCAACAACACATCTTCCTTCTGAAGAAATAATATTGCCCGAATTATCAATCGTTTTATTTGATTTTATTTTATCGGAGGATATTTTATTCACAGATATGTTTTCAACATCCACATTCAGTGCTTGCCGAATCCAATTATCAATGCTTGTGAATGTTCCACCCTGGAACTCCCACGTTTCTACTTTTCCAACTGAATTTATGAACGACACCTTCAATCCGATATTTCTAAGTTCCTGCGGAACTTGGGCAATGGCGCCTTTCAGACTGTACTTGTTACTCCCGTCAATTCCCGAAGTAGGATGCTGGACGGAAACATTATACTCGGTGATATAGTTCATATAGTCAGTGCTGCCACCAGTGCCACCACCAGTGCCGATGTATTTCTTCAATGTAGCGGTACTCATTGAGCCGTTGCTACTACCTTGCTGAAAAGGTATCAGCTCGTTTCCGGTTAAGTTCTCCTTTTGAGGGAGTTGTCCTATTTGTAATCCTTCTGCCATATCTTTTTATTTTTTATCATTTTATTTTTTGTTATCTGCAAGTAATATCGGCTCTTCGTTAGCCAACAATAACGGAGTGCCATCCGATAATAATAAATACCTTCCATCAGGGGATGGGTTTGGTCCCGGTTTATTATCCTTGATATATGAATACCCTATAGTAAGTATACTGATAGTAGGAATACCGATTGTCGGAATGCTGATGTTGGGGATAGTGATTGGGTTCATAGGCTATCCCTCTTTAATAATTTTGGCTTCCAATATTTCGGTAGCACTCTTGATTGTGACGTTTATGCCATTCGCTATCCCTACGATGCGGAAAATCGTATTGGACGCACCGTTATATTGGGATGCGTTGGGATAAAGTGGAACGGGTTCCAAATCATCAATTCCTGCGAAAGCGGTCACATATCCGCCCTTGTTCTTTATCTGTATGGTAACGGGATTACCGTCACTGACAAACGTTGCGTAATACGCTGTTTTGCCTTCTTCTTTTTGAAATGATAAAACTTCTGCTGCCATGATGTTTACTTTTTAGAGTTTCAATACTTGGTTTCTGTTGCCCTCTCTTCGGTGGCTGACGTGTACCCATGAGAAGTTTTTCTCATCAATGACTTGGTCAAAGGGAAGCTTCAATTCTTGTATAAGATTAAACAGTCTTTTGTTCTCTTTCGGGGTATTCGGAGTGCCGACAATATCGGCAGCACACCCGTTCATGTGGTCGCTCGTTTTAGAGCCGCCTACTGCTTTATTCAGAGCAGGGCAACGGTATCCGCTTGTCACTGTGATAGGTTTTCCGTAAGCCTCTCTTAACGGGTCGAGGACATTGTCAACCAACGCTTGTGCATTGGGAAGCAGTTCTTGCGGCAATCTGTTATCTATAGCTTTCTTATCAGCCGTTTCGCTTTTAACCAGTTCTGCAATTGTAAAGTATCTCATGTTATTCCTCCTTTCTAAAATATTTGTCATAAACTAAACGAGCCACCCATCCGGCAACAACACCGACACCGAATGATACAACAGTAGTCAGGTTCACCCAAAACGGCGTGTAGTGCATGTAAAGCATAACTCCCACGATGATAGCGATAACAATCGCTGCGATAATCAGTCTCTTTTTCATTTTGTTACTCCTTATCTTTAGTTATTATTTCACTCATATCTTCTTTCTCGACATCGAGCACTTTCTTTCCGAACAATCCCAACGCTTTCAGTAAGTTGAAATTATATCCCTTTGGCTTCAAGATATTGCTTATGATAGAGCAGAACTCTATGAAGCAGACAAACAAGCATGAATACACATCAATATTCCATTTATTGCCGGAAGCAATGTTTATCATCACCACCATACAAACAAAGGCAAAGTATGTCACCATTTTACCCATAGTACGGCGTACGGCACTTGAAAACCGAAATTCTTCACCCAATAGCAGGCATTTCCTTATCCCGAACATCAAATCGCATACAACGACTGAAAATGTTACTATCAGCCACGGTATCATGTGTTCCAATGACTGTGCAATAAAACTGCTTGCTATTACCGAGAAACCACCCGGTATGCTTTGGGTAATAATGTTATTCTTCATCTTATCGTTATTTGTCAATTATTCATATCTTTGTGTCTCTTATCAATAAGCTAACTACTGTCATTCCGTTTTGCTCGTGAGAGTAGGACGGGATTTTCATATCTTGCCGTAATAGCGGAACCACGCTCCCCATTTACGTTCTTTCAAGTAGTTCGGATTGTCCTGGTTGAGTTTGGCTTCCATCTCAAATGCGCTCGCACGGTAAGCGTTGGCGTTTACTTTACCGCCGCCTATCCGTTCATCCGTGAACAAGTGGTACACAAAACTGATGAACCACTCCACGCCATACAGAATGTAGTAGAATAGCGGGATAAGTAACAGCCACCATGCACTGACATGAAATGACAGCAATACAGACGGGACAGCCGCTATCTCCATGCACTCGAAGAACTGTTTCTGATGTGTACGTTCATGGCGTATGATTGTTTCGGACAACTCCTTCAGCTTTGTAAGGATGAAGCCGAAGAGCATGATTGTTGTGTAGCTGCCAAAGAGGATGAGTTTGGCAAACCGGTTGTTTAAAAAGATTGTTTTCATATCAAATAGCATTAAATATTAATAGCACTGTGAAATAACTTGGCCAGTTTATACAATTAAATCCTTTTTCAACTGTTACATCTTCAAATACAATTTGAGGATTAACAGCCCCACTGCCAACATGAGCCAATAAACATCTAACGTCTATATTACCGTCATTATAAACATTATAGTCCATTGCTTCTGCATTTAAACTATACCATTCTATGCGGCGTGCAGGAATGATAGTCAGAGAATGCTCTCTTTCAAGAGTTATTCCATCATTATCACTAAGGTTGGCAATTAAAATCCTACTTTGATTAGCTTTATTTATAAAATCCGGCGCAATGGTAATTTCTTTCAGTAAATTTGCTATTCCGCCTCCTCCCAATATTTCAGTGCCCCCCACAAACAGCCCAGCTCCAGCCGAACCAACTCTAAGATTACTGTTTTCGTTACTCATAATTGTTGTTTTAATCGGTTACACAATATGCTGTATTGGCATCCTTAGAGCCAATAGCCTCGTACTCGGCAGCGGTTTTCTTGGTGAGGGTGGTGAGATTGTCGGAAACGAGTATATCTTCTATAGAAGCAACACATTCTTCATCATTGGGCATTAGTTTAAATCCCATACGCTTGGAAGCAGGACCGGCATTGGTATAATAACTAATGTTGTATTGCAAGTTATATTCTCCTTTTGCAACATCATAATAAGCATATACACTACTAAGTTCAATACAATTAGTATTTGAAGCATAACTATGAAATAAATATCTTGTGTGATGTTCAATTATATCTAAAATTACTTCTTTAATCTTTTCAATTGACCCAAAAATATTATTTATTAATTCTATTGCTTCTGTGCCTGTTCTATTTGCATTTCTAGCAAGATAAGAGCCGTCAGGAACATCAATAACCTTGCCATAACCGATATTATCCGCATACCCCTTCGTTGCAGGCTGGTAATCGCCCGTAGGGGTGAAACTTTCACTGTTGGTTTTGGTGAGGACGTCAGATTTTGCAGGAACTTCCGCCCAATCCCCATTCTTACGACCGTATGCCTTTCCATCAGTTGGCGCCTCATCTATACCGCCTATCTTACCCTGGTTTACCCATTCACCATTACTTGCAACCCGTTCTCCGTTATCTGCAAGTAATATTGGCTCTTCGTTAGTCAACAATAACGGAGTGCCATCCGACAATAATAAATACTTTCCGTCAGGGGATGGGTTTGGGTTATTTCCGCCAGCAGAACTTACCCATGCGTAGTAATCATAAGGGGCTTCCGTACCTACAGCCATGAACCCGTCAACTGCCGAACCATCGGGAACAGCGGATTTCAAGGCTTCAAGGGTATCGTATTCACCAGCCACACGGAAAGAGCTTCCCGGTTCGCCTTTGCAATAAATATCCGTCTTGTCGAAACTTTCCGTATCCTTGTTATACACATAGACATAGTGGTCTTTGCCGATGTATGTCGGATTGTTGGCAACCTTTTCGGCATCTTGGGCGGCTGTATTAGCAAGCGAGGCTTTCTCATTGGCGGTTACAGCAGCATTATTTGCATTACTGGTCGCTTCCTCGGATTTTTTAATTGCATTAACGACATCCTGATAAGCTGTCTGAATATCTTCCAAGTTAACCTTTACACTAGTCTTGATACCATCTATGATTTTGTAACCAATGGTATATAAACCCTTTAGGCTATCGGCAAGAGGCAACTCTGATATTTTCTTCTTTATTAACGGCATAATGTTATATCAATAAAAAAAAACCTTGAGCACAACGTATGGGTACGTTAGCTCAAAGGCTTGTGTATTCTATGTTACTATTCTTAAAAGTCTATTATCAAAGCCCCGTGCATCTTCACACAGTTTATGCAAACACATTGATAATTTTCCAAATAACATACCCATTTCTCTGTTTTTCACAAAATTAGTTCAGAGAAACAGACTTGCCATTTTTTTACATCGCAGATAACGAACAATTGGCAAAAGGTTTGTTATTTGCAGATTTACAACTCCTCATACATATGTTTGAATACACTCCAATAAGTATAACCATTCTTTTTAAAGCCAACTATTTCCCCGGAATCCATTCCTACATTAATTGAAAGCGATGAAACTGAATTTAGAGCATCGCCATTAGGAGCTATAAAAACTCTAGAATTAGCTGTTTTTAAATGTATTTGCAGAAGAACCCTTGTAAATCTTGGCACTACCCAACGAATTACGCGTGAATAATCTCCTTCTATTTCTGGCAAAACCAAATCCGCAGCGTTTGTTATAAGGCTCCCGCTATCAATATCAAAATTATTAGATATTTTAACATATTCTGCATTAAGATGGATAATACCTGACAAATCCACATCCGTACCTATCATTTTTCCGCTATGAAGTACTCTGAAAGGCGCACTTTCCCTGTTCTTCTCATTTGCGCCTGACCATATACGTACATCAGAACCGGAATTTCCCTCACCGGACATACCGGCATTAATACCATCGTCATTACCGATACCGACCAAACCGGAAATAAGACCATTCAAAAACCTGATACGTCCGGCTATCTCATTCGCTACCAAATCAAAATAAGTCTTACCATCAGAAGAAACTATCTTATCCGTAGTTATTCGTCCGGGCAATATCTCCGTAAATCCGTACAAAGTGGCAAAGCTTCTCTCCCCGTTATTCTCACTGTTAAGGATACCGACAAGCAGATGATAATATCCGTCTATCTGTTCCAACGCAATAGCGGTTTCACTCAAAAGGAATACCCCTGATTGGTTATCTTTACTACACTTGGCATATAAATAGAATTTCTTTTCCGGATTGACAAGTGAGGGGGAATTGTATTCCGCCATATCCCAATACTTGTAATCACCGGCTGCATGAGCATTGGATAAGGTCTTAATCCCTAATGTCATGTGCTGGATGATACCTGCCGGAACGTTCAGAATTTTTGTACTCGGATTATAACTAATATCATGGTTGACTACCACCGGGTCGGTCTTGGAGTTCACGAAACGGAACTGGAGGCTTTCATCACCAACGAGCATCTGCATCGTGGCAACCGTTATCGGATTGATTGCACCGGAGAAGTTAAGCAGGCTGTCGGCAAGCATTTCCATCGTTTCCTTTGCATCACGATAGTAACGCTTGGTGAATTGAAGTGCCTTCTTGTGGTTCTCCTCAACCTGCACCTCGTTCGTTTCTATCTTATTAAGTTCACTGGCAACGGATGTACCTACCGGAGTGTTGGACAGTTCTATTTCGGGGCTGTACGGGTTATTTACAAACCGTTTGATACCTACCATACGGATAAGAGAGCCTTCGGGATGGAACTGATTGTCCGTAAAGTTCACGAAACCGCCTAATACGATTTTACCGCCAACCTGTAACCAACGTTTCTTTGCCCAAATGCCATCCAATGTACCAGTAAAAGTGAACATCTTGTTTTCATGTTCGTAGAGATACTTGACAGCTTCCCGGAACACATCCCATGATGCGCCCGTTCTTGTAGCATTGTCACTGATATAGGCTTCGGGCAACTGGATACCGAACACTGCGTATTTGTCGCCAACTTCCGGCATCCATACGCCACCGTCCGGCATGGTGATACCGTCTATCTCCTGCGGGATTATCTCGAATTTACGCCCTACATGGGTGTACCTCACTTCAAATTCTTTACCGGAAAGCATGCCGGACTGAAAGATAACAGTCATCTTCTCACCCTCGATAAGACAATCCTTAAAATTGAGGTTATCGGGAATATCATTATCGTAAAAATCATAGAAATGCTTCTTCGTATCTACTGTTCTAACCTCACTAACCTTTCCCACGCGTGACGGGTAAATCTCTGTGCAATCCAGGCTATCCTCTTTGGCAGTGGTTAGCTCATGGTCGGAACGCATAACGGCCGTACCGTATTCGTCAGTCTTATAAGTTCGGGAGATAGCAACGTTGAAACCGTCCTCTCCATCGAAGTGCGTACCGTCATAACGAATGGTCTGTGATTTGGGCATCAGCAATTCTTTCGCACCGTATTTAGAATAATCTATGTTTCTATCAGTCGTTTCTACAAGGATAATTTCAGGCGGAATGTCACCGCTTTCCCGTCCTACACCAGTTTTAAAGCCATGCCCTTTACCATAAGAAAGAGTAAGGGGATTATCCTTGTTGTATTCGACTTTCTTTAGGTGTACAGTCTTTGTATGCACACCCTCTATAACAGCTTCCGTAATCTGATATTCTGTTTCATAAATTTCTGCCAGTTGGCTTAAACCGTCCAAGCAATAGGTATGGTTGTAGTTAATCAGCTTTTCCGTACCATCTATACAGTCACCGATTACCCAGCCCGAAGAACGCCTGTTCAGATTATCGACAATTAGTTTGAGGTGTTCTTTAGGTTTGGCGGTATAAGGGAACTTGATACGGTTATCTACCGTATTGCGTATCTTCCAAAGTTCCGTATCGGCTTTCGAGGTTTCAAGGATAAGCGTATAGTCGTAGTTCCTTTCTCCGTTCTTCTTGAAATTGCTGTCTTTCTTCAAGGAATAACGCTTGCCGTAGAACTCACACCATGAACCTACAGGGACATTCAGATAGCCCGGATAAGAGAAATACAGTGTAAGTGCATCTTCGCCCATTACAGCTTCATAGGAATAACTATTATCATCCGTCAGAAGCTCGATTGTTTCATTGCCGTTATGTAAAGTAATCATATTCTAATCTCCTAAATCAATAAAATATTTTTCATCTTCGGTTACTATAAGCTCCCCTGCTTCCGAAGCAAGCAAATATTCGGTATTTCCAAGTCGAAAGCTGGTAAATACAAGAGTTAGAGTAAACGCCCACCATATACCATCAATAGGATTAAAGCTGTCAGTTTTGCAGCTTTTGTAATAACATGGATAGTTTTCATTCCATTCGTCAACATAAAACATGCGCTCCGCGTCTTTATACTCGTATCCTTCGGCATCGGTCTTGGTGGATAGCCTAGTGAGGTCATACAAAAGAGCGTCACGGTTCCGCCAAAACGTATCGAAGTTCGGTGCACGCATTAAACATTTAAGGTTCACATCTTTCGTTTGAAACTTCACATATTCACCATCATAGACAGCACCGTCCCGATAATTGAAGTTTTGCAAGAGATTTTTCTTTACAGCCGGGATTTTGAGTATTTCCGAATCACTGCCTTTGAGAACGAGCACACCATAAGCGGACAAGTCCATATTATCCAGCTCGTAGCCTTTCGGTAGCAGAATGCTATTCACTGGTTCTTGATAAACATAACCATCCGGACGCGGAAAGTCATTAACAAAAGTAAACTTGGAACGTTTGGTGCTATTATACATCTCAAAACTGTTCTGTGAAGAAAGCCTTAATCGGAATGTACGCCCCAATTGCGGGAAGTTGAAATCATGGTATCCCATATCAGACAACAGGACTACGAAGTCATTATACCCCCACTCCGAAAAGAAGCCGAATTCAAGCGTGACCTCTTTCGTGTCAAGATGTATTTCCGAAAGGTCAAACTCTCTGCCGTCCTCTTCTGCCCAATCGTTGCTGTCCGGGGTTTTAGAGGGCGAAAACGCTACCAATTCACCGTAATTACCCTGCATAGTAGCGACACCCAATTCTGTAAAGATGTTCTTATTGTCTATATAAAGTTGTCCTTTCATCGTTTAAGTGTTAACCCTTTAGTGTTTAATGTGTCAATACCGTTTTTCACGGCATACATATATTGTCTTATATCCACAAGATTAGACGTATAGCTATCAATGTTTGCCAAGTGGTTAAGGGCATCTCTGCTTTGGCTTTCAATTGCTTTAGCCGTCCTTTCTATATCCGTAGTTAATGAGAGTCCGGAAGAAGCATAGTTCAAAAGGCTGTCAATGCCATTAGCCATACGGTTGACATTTTCGTTGATGGAGTATGTATGCCCTTGCATAACAGCCAACCGACCGTTGTTCTCGTCTACCGAATCTTGTGAAGCCGTGGCAATTCCCTTCTGTGAAGCTTCACGGGCGGAATCTGATTGCCAGCCAAAATCTTGCATCAGTTTATCACGTTCCGCAAGCAGGCTATTTGTAAGATTCTGTTGCATATTACGAAGTGCTTGTGCCTCGTCAGAAGTTATCCCATCTTTTCCATACTCAGCCCATGAATCATATAGTCTTTGAATTTGTTCTTTATATTTATTTGCAAGAAGAGACTGAAATATGGCTTTTTGAAGATGTTGCTCGAAATTATCGGCAAAATCCTCGTTGGTACTATCCAAATCAGAAAGTAAATCTGCATAACCACTTTTAAACTCATCAAAACCTATCCCAGTAATAGCCTCTTTTTCTTTTTGTGCAATCTCGGTAAGTTGTTCTCCATAATCTACAATATTCTGCAAATAAGTAACAAAATCCTTGTTGACGGTATCAAGTACAGAAACCAGTTTTTCATCGGAAAGTATCTTTTCTATCTGTTCGGAAGATAAATCCCACAACTGATATTCCGCTGTAATCTTTTGCCCGACTAAACCTGAAATTCGTTGATAGTCCTCCTTGGACAATCTGTCATTTATACGGTATCCCAATGAGTGGGAGCCGGCACTTGCCCCGCTGGATGCAAGCTGCTTGATTAGTTGCCTTTGCCTGCTTATCTGAATATTTACAAGCTGTTCGGCTTCTTCTGCCGCTTTTATCGCTTCCGTCCCATAGTCGATGTCGATGTAGTCCATCTTCTTGGTTATAAGCTCATCCCAAATGGCTATCAATGTCTCATATTGGGCTTTCATGTTTTCGTAATCGGAATAGTCAGCACCGAACAACCCTTCAAACGCAGATACAACAGAAGAGATTCCACTGACTGCACTCATTGCACCTCCAACAATGTCACCGGACATGATTTGTCCGACACCAATGGCTGTAGTGCCCAATCCTCCTAAAGCATCGGTAACTCCTGTTATGGCGGAATCACTGACACCGAATATGTTGGCGATGTTAGAACCGAACTCACCCAATGCAGGAGCAAAAGACGTTACGGCATTTCCTATATCGGTGATGCCTTGACCGACTTTCTTGGAATCACTGCCACCCTTTTTTATGGCTTCTATCCCTTTCTCCAAGTCAGAGACGAAAGTCTGCCACGGTGATTTACCTTTCAGCTCATCCTTTAGTCCCCTGATTGCATCAGTTACATCCTTTATGGAAATTTCCCCCTTTTCTATCTTTTCAATGTCCTTATCGGTAAAGCCTATTCCTTTCAAATCGGCAATAGAAATATCTTTATCGGTACCGGACATGTATTCGATAAGGGCCTCGTACTTGTCTATGATGTCTTGAATAGCGGAAACGGATTTATTACTCGCATCCTCGAACAAATCAGCCATTGCACGGGTAGTTCTGCCATACTGTTCATCCAGTTGCTCTACAGCCTGATTCTTTTCGGCTACCTTGATGGCATATTCGGGGCTGTCAGTTTGTAGCTTCGCAATCTCATCATCATACTTCTGAATAAGGTTCTTTCGCTTTTCCTGGTAGTTGCCGAACTCAATGAAATACTCCTGCCATGCTTTTTTGTCGGCTTCGAGCTTGGCTTTACTTGTTGAATCAATATCGCTTTCCCTTTTTTTAGCGGCATTGGAAGCCCATGTGCCAAGCTCCGCCTCTTGTTTGTCGGTCAGCTTTCCACCTTGTGCCGTTTCCCAATCCTTGCGCTGTTTTTTAATGGCATCCAGTTCTTTCTGATAGTCCAAGTCAATCTGAGCCAGCTTCTTTTCTGTTCCATCAGCCATGAGGTTGATTTCATCCTGCTGGTTCTTACGGCGGAGGGAAAGAAGTTGTTCGGCAAGCTGTTCTTGCTGTTTCAATAATTTCTCTGCTTCTTCTTGACGTCTTTTTCTTTCTTTTTCACCAATCTTTGAAGAATCTTCATTCGGGTTGAATATCAAATCATTGACATCTATGTTTTGTGCTAATTCATTTTGAGATTTATTTAGCTCGTATATTTCACGTCTAAGTTTAGCAATGCCTTCATCTATTTCTTCGACCTTACCCAAAGCTGCACCAACCATCATTTGTTGACCTGCATACATATCGGGATTCGCCTCTCTGTCTATTTTATTTCTTAATTCAATCTGTTTGTCAAGTTTTAGTTGTGCATTTTCTCTTTTAGCATATTCTTCTGTTATTTTAGCCTCATTTTCCAATATTTTTTTAGCATTCTCTGTCATTTTATCCTGTGCAGCCCTCGCACGTGCAGATGCAATAATCGAAGAAGTAAGTCTTGCATAAGCGTCAGCTGCCTTTCCCGTTAGAATTTCTTCTTCTGAAAGATTTTTGAAGAAATCAGGATATGATTTTTGTAGCTCATCAACAGCTTTTTTTCTTTCACGAATAGGCTTTGAAGCATTTTGAGTAGCTTTATATAATAATTCCAACTTTGTTATTTCAGATTGAGCATTTTGAACTCCTTTTAATTGAACGTCATTTAGTTGTTGTTGAATATCAACAAGAGGTTTCATGACATTCTTAGCATTAAACAGCCCTGCAACCCAATCCACCACCTTATCGCCATAAAGAGTAAGCAGTGTAATACCAACCGTTAATGCAGTCTGCCATGAGAATAAAGAAGAGGCAACCTGTTTCCACACCGGAGTAGCAGACTGCCCCGATTTTTTCAACAAATCATATTCGATACGTGCACGCTTAATTTCATCGGCTAAAATTGGAAGGTTGTTAGAAATGGCTGAAAAAAACACTTTCGGACCGTAAGCCAAAGAAGGAAGTTCGCGTCCTACTTGCTGGATAGACATACTAAGTCCGTTCCACTGCTTGCCATAATTACCAACATTGCGTTGGTGATTGCCTATTGTCGTATCAAGCTCCTTAATTTTTGCGTCAGCTTGATTAATGGAAGTAAGGAGTTCTTTTCCAAAAGGAGAATTACGCTCTTCTTCCGTCAGTTCACGATAAGCAATTCGCATCCTTGACAAAGACTGCGACAGCCCTTTCATAGAAGTGGAGGCAACATTATCCAACTTGACATTATTATTCAGAGTTTGCCGTATCTCTGCCAAAGCCTCTTTGTGCGTCAGCAAGGAATTGTTTAGCTGTTCAAGCCGTTTTTGTTGAGTAGAAGACAAGGAAGAATAATCACCTTGTGACTTGTTGATTTTCTTGATTTCAACATTAATCAAACGGATAGCGTTCATTTCATCTATCATTCTCTTGACATTCTCTTCTCTTGTGCCAAGAATACCGTTTATCTCAGTTCTCAGGTCATCATAAGCCTTTGCTTGTGCTTGAATGCTTGCTGTTTCAGCCGTGTTTGTTTGTGTTGATGTATTTCCACTCTGTGTCGGAATCACTACCGGTTTAGAAACTTGTTCTTGCGCTTGAACAATCTTTTCAGTCGCCTTATTGATTCGGCTGGTTGAAAGCATAATCTTTCTTTCCGCTGCCGCAATCTTATCCACCAATGTATCGTATTGCCCCAAAAGGGAGGTTAACTGTGATTGCAAACCTTTAGCTATATCAATATCGACCTTGATATTAATACCCATCAATGCTTTTTTGACATTTTCTATCTCGTTCTTCAGTTTGCGCAACTTCTGAACATCACTGTCTACATTTGAAATAATGCCTGCCATATCTATAATTTTTTTTCTATTTGTCTACCTGCATACAAGATACCATTAGTCATAATAACTTCAAACCCTTTACTTTCGACATAGCTTGCATAAGGCTGACCGTTAGCCAAATAAAGCCCATCCTTTGATTTTTCGGAATAAATCAGAAGATTCTCTGTATTTCTTACCGCTTCGGAATGAGAACCGTCTGATTCCACCCACATATCTACTATTTTCCCATTACGGACAACACATCCCCCATTTGCATTATTCAAGTTGCCAGTCCTATTTTCATAAGTCTTGTTAATCTTCGCATTTCGGGTGGCGTCTCTCCCTATTTGAGAAAGGGTATTATAATATCTATCGTCTACACTTTCAAGTAACTCATCTAATCCAGATGTATCTCCTCTAAACTCCATTATTTTTTCATTTGTGCTAAATTCGACAAATACAAGTTATCCAGCAATATTTCAAGTATTTGATATGCGACAACGGAATAATTGTCGTGAAATAATTGGAAATGATTGATTTTTGAGATATTTTTGCAAACGTTTAAGTTAATAAATGTACTGTCATGAAAAATACACTGCTTCTGATATTGTCAATATTTGCTTTTTCAAGTTGCAATAAGTCATATAAATATGTGGAAACGGTTAAAGAAAAGTCATTATTCAGCAACTCTTACAATGAGAAGGAGGAGGAACCTAAGACGATAAGCTCAAAGAATGATTCCCTTGCGTATTTAGAAGCATATCAAAAATTTTGCATTTCTCAAAAAGTTTATAAAGATATGACTAATCAAGGAATAGAGTTTGTTAATATTCCGATAAAATTCTCACTGTACAACTCAAACGGTGAAAAAGTAAATCCGTATATAAACCAATCAACCCTTGACAATATAAAAAATAATGTTATGTCTTTAGATGATAACATTGGAAAAACAATATCGGACATAAAAAAAGAAAAACAAAATCCTATTGATTCTATAACAGTAAAAAAAATATCCTCTTTATTTACATTTAACAAGGACGAATTTGACCCACGTGAACTAACATGGATTAAACCAAAATCTGCTCCCCAATATACCAACCAGAATGGAATATATTGTTATTTTATGAAAGATATTGATGGGGTATCAAACTTTAGACTCAGAATACAATATTATTCTGACGATTGGTTATTCATTCGCAAATATCAATTTTCTATTAACAATAAAGCTTATGAATTTATCCCCAATAATGTAGAAACTGATTCAGGTAATGGAGGATATATATGGGAATGGTGTGATGAAAATATCCATTCCAATAATGACATTGAATTAATAAAGGCACTTTCTAATGCTAAAACTGCAAAAATAAAATTTATTGGAAGGCAATATCACGATATAAAAACCATATCACAAAAACAGATTAAAGGAATAAAAGATGCCGTAAACTTATATCTCGCAATGGGAGGGAGTTTGTAATATTCATATTAAGCGCACCCCGACTTAACGAGGTGCGCATTATTATTTAAGCAGCATCTTTACCTAAGAACTTTTCTACAAAGTAAATTTGCCCCTTACCAGTCACTTTGGTAGTAGTAGTGACCAATACAGAGCCGTCCGGCTTGGTGATGGTGGTTTTCTTCAATTCAAAAAGCCCCAATTTCATAGCTTTCTGCGTTGGCTGATTGTAGTAGTCACCCTTTTGGCAAAGATAACCATTCTCGCGCATCCAGCTAAACAAACGGTTCTGACCGATATTCACTCCATTTTGTTGCAGTATCTTTGCTAACTCAGCAACCAAGCAAGAACGTTGAGAAGTTGAAACGGCATCGGCAAAAAGGACTTTAGGTGCATCTTTCTGAATCTTCTGTTCGGCTTCGATACGCTTCTGTTTTTCTTCTTTCAAGTTGGTTGCAAGCTGAATCAGAAAATCGGGTGAGGTCAAAGCCTTTTCAAGTGTATCGCTGGTCATGTATGCACCATGTTTGCGGATTGAGGGCAAAACTTCGCTTGTAACCCATTTGCGAAACGGTTTTGCCTTTTCGCTGTCACTGCGAATTATCACATCATATAAACCGCTTTCGGTTATAAATGTAACTTGTTGATTTCTACCTAACGAATCTATGGTGTCCATTTGGCGGACATCATCTTCTTCAAGCCTTGACCTGACATTTCTTGCGTTAGCAATGCCTATAACACCGCACACATCTGCCAAACAAAACAAAGGCTCATTACTCTCATTCATCGCGATTCTTACTTTTCCGAACTGCTCATTTTGGAAAATCTGAATATTATTCATACTTTTACACAGTTTTAAAAATTAGACCCCACCAAAGGCAAGCTCCTCACTTCTTACCAATGGCGGGGTTATATTTTTCAGCCGTGAGGATAGCTGCGTTGTTTCTGTTTGCAAACTTATTATATAATCGTGTAAGAGAGAGATTTTCACTTTACCATAACACGACAATCGTTTCATTGTCGTAAAGTTTTTGGCGGTGGTCTGATTTTTATCTGTTTCATAATCATTTAGTCAATACATTGTCTATCAATCCACGAAGTTCTTTCAGTTCTTCTTCGGTCAACCCATACACATTGCCCAATGCAGAGGGCTTTTCAATCTTTAAACCGTACTTTACCCCCCTGTTGCTTCTCTTTGGGTAAAACGGCAATAGCAAATCGTTTACTCATTTCTTGCTGTTTTTGATTTATAACTATGTTTTTAATCTCTCATTTGGTAGCAATTATTGGCGGTGGTCTTGTTTTGAAGTTCATAACTATGGAATTTATAAGGCAGCCTTTAAAGTCGTGTGAAGACCACCTTTGGATAATCGTGTTAGTTCGTTAGAGCCGAAACTCTACTTGTTATAATCATGCCAATAATATAGCTTACATCACGAGAACATTCATTCAGCCTTGAAACTGTATCATCCAAGCAGTCCCATTGTCCGGCATCCCGTAATTCTTTCTCATAGGATATTGCTACCAAAACCTATTTCTAAAAAAAAGAACCGAAAATTATCAAAAAGATAAGCCGGATTTCTCCGGCTTTAACTTTACCTGTTATCTTCTTTTTCTTCTGTTTGCTAATTCTTTACCACTTATCCTATTCACTTTTTCACCACCATATACTGTGTGTAATTTATCCCGTTGCATCATCAGCAGATTCCGATAAGGGATAATCTCAAACACTTCTGTATAACTCAGATGCAGCGTGTCAATCAAATGGGCTATCTGCCCGAAGAACGTTGTGTTTCCTACTGTTTCGGTTTTGCTGCCAGCATCGACACGTTCCTCATCGAGCTGACACACTGAAAAGCCGAAATATCCATCATGGAAAAACACACCTCCAAAGCATTCCTAACTTCTTCAAAAGTCCCGTTCTCCAAATTATCAGCCAGTTCCTCACTGCCACAGATGAAACAAGAAATGCCTTTCAGCATATCTCCAGTAATTTCAGGAAGTTCTTTAATAGCTTCCATGACATTATCTCCAGTCATGCCGATATTGGAAAAATGATGAATGGCACGACAGATAATTTTAATTGTAGGAGGTTTAATGGTATAAACCATCCCTCCTATCTCCACATTCATGAAATCCAGCCCTAACAAAGCATCAGAAACCGTTTTTGCTGCTTGATTCATATTCTTAAACTAAAAGGGGGAATGGTATATATCCATCCCCCGGTTATCACTCTTGTGCTTTTACCAATGTTATCTCTTTTTTAAGAGTGGTATCAACTTCAGAAGGAGTGGTTTTAATATCTCCTGACTGAGTGACGTACCCCACTTTCGACACTTCATAGTGAACGGTAGCCCCAGCATTCACCTGCTTTGACTTGACCGTTGCACCGTCCAGCTTTACGGTCGCATCGGAAGGAGTAGGTACAATGGTTACTGTAGTTCATGCCTGCAAAGCTTTAATATGCCCCTCTTCGTAGTTATACTCAGAAGAAACACCTTCGATTCCCGGTTCCTGCACCAAGCCTTTTACAGCGATTGCAATTGCCTTATCCGTATTGGCTTCCCGGGAAACAATACGGCATTTTGGGAAGATGAACCATACATCATCATCGGTCAGACAGAACAATGCTTTGTTGATAATAACTTTATCCAAAGCACGCTTCCAACCCACATCTTTAGATGTTGCCTGAATAACATCGCCACCCATGAACGCTTTCTTGGTCTTCCAGTCATATTGTCCGATAGAGAAAGCGGGCGATACTTCTCCCGGCACATCATCGTAACGGTAATTCTTTCCCGTTAATTGGTTCTTGTACCCAGTGACGGAGGCTTCCGTTTCCTCAATCTGCCACGTTTCCCCGTGTACATTCAAAACCTCATCTTTCGCTTTGATAGCGGCTTGAATCAAAGTCTTTGCGATTTCGGGGGTAATGTCTGCCGTTACCTTATCAATATCGGCAAACAAGATTCTTTTTATTCCTACTGCTGAAATCATAATCTTATAGTTTTACATTTATTACTTCAAATAAAATTCTCACATTCACGTAATGGCATTTCAAAGCTGTATCCGCTTCCGTGCCAATTGATTCGATAGAGTAACGATAGGTTGTACCGTCATAGGTGCTTACTACATCATCAAGCAGCTTGCCAGCCTTTCTTTCAAGTTCGTTAAGCCGGATTGTGTTCGCTTCATTCTCGCTTAAATTGGGTACACATAGATTCACTTCTGCGAAAGATTTCTTCCAATACTTTCCCGGCTGTTGTTTCTTCGTGTGGATAACGATTCTTTCAGAGGTCAATTCACCCGTCAGTGTTTCTCCTGCTGGCACTATACCTATCCCGAAAGCCTTGCAATCCCGGTAGAGGATGTTTCCTATGTCGATGGTTACTATCATTCAAATTCTTCTTTTAATCGTTTCTCCGCATATAAAGCGACACTACTTAAAACATCAAATCCCTTAGATTCCACGAATGAAGCGTATTCCGCTTCGTTTTTCAATGTCAAACCGTCTTTATCAACATCGTAATCATTGGACGTTCTCAAAGTGAGTGTATGGTCTTGATAATCCCCATGTTCCTCTGCGTACTTCACGGCTTCATCGCCTACATCAATCATCTTCTTTTCGACCTCCCATTCTCCTTCATCGAAAAAGGAGTCGACATCTGAGAAATCGAAATCTACATCCATAATTCCGAGTAGTTAAAGTAGTTTGTACTCTTTACCGTGTAGACTTCGCCTTGACCTCTTACGCCATCACCATCCATGCAACGTACTTCATCGCCAGCCTTGACAGTAATTCTTTTCTCACATACTACATGATAATTCGGACGATACACAGAGCCGTTATCAGATGAAAACTCTTTGGTAGTGTTATCATCACAACGGCATTTGCACACCTCCTGCCAGCTTTCACCACCTGTTCCGGGAATAGGTCTGCCAAACTCATCCTTATCCATCGGGGTGATAACTTTTACCTGCAATATGTGTGGAGCGAATATCATAAGAAAGTTACTTTAGGTTTGTTACCCAGTTCGTCTTTCAAACCGTACTGTTTACACAGCCATGAGTACAATTTCATTAGGCTATCAACATAATTAGACCAAGACACAGAAAATCCGCTTTCGCTGACCGA